ACGACAGACAGAGCCCACGCATTGGTAGCACCGCTGTAGGACGAGTCCTGAACACGGGCCACGATGCGGTCAATACGTGCCGAAGCGGCAGCCGCACTGATGGTGAGGTTGGTGGTGCCCCGGTTGTCACAAAGATAGATGCCCTGATAGGTGCCTTCCGTGCCAAGGATGGCGCAACGGCCGTTGGCAACATCTACCGACATGTTGGCACCAGCACCACGCTGGGTTACCTTGAGGTCGGTAATGGTGGAAGCCGCACCGGACGAGGTGCTGGCCACGACTCCCTGATAGGCCATGAGGGACCTGAATCCCTGACGGACATCTTCAGCCGGATGTGATCCGGTCTGCAAGAAGATTGCTGGGTTCTGAACTGTCATAGTTTTCTCCTAGATTCTGCTCACTACACCCAAGCGGACCTATAAGTCAGGTTCATTTGGGCTGTGGCGTTGTAAACATCTACATGGGTGAACTGAATCTCGGTGTCTCCCGGGTCCAGTGAAAACCACGTTGAGGTGGGGTCCAAGGTGTCATACCTAGAAACCCCATCAAGAGTCACGGTGTGGTAACAGAAGTCAAGTTCGACTGCGCTACCTGCGTTTACGGTCACATAGAGGCTGATGTATTCGCCCGTGCTCAGTTTGGTGATCTTGGGTGCCGTCAACGGCCCGTAGAGGGTCACGGAAGGCGTCGTGGCATAGGTGCCAGTGTTGCTGACGATGATGCGCCCGCCAGAGACGGGGGCGCCAAACGTCATATCAAAGGTGACGGGAAAGGTTTCTCCACCGCCGGTATCACGAAGCCCGACGGACCCACCACCAAGCGCAATGTCGTAGAGCATTGGGTCGGTAGCAAAAAGTTCGACGGTGACCTTCGGGAGCCGGTAGTGGTAATCCCAGTTCACCGGGACGGCCATCTTGCGGACCCGACAGTTAGCAAACCGGCTAACAAAACCGGGCAACTTGAAGACGACGGAGCGTTCCCCGCCGGTCGGCCCAAATGCCGAAATCAACGCATCAAGGTTATCGGCCTGCGTAGCATCGTCGGAAGATGAGACGGTCATCTCAACCGTAATCGTGCGGCCCTCCAGCAAGTCGCTACCAGCCCAATACCCGTTAGCGAGAGTCTTAGCGACATCCCCAGTACGAATACCGGGCATGTCCAGACCTTCGATGTTGATGATGTCATATGGAGTCCCCGGCCCTAGCAGGAGCGTCTCGTTGACCTCAATGTTGTAATCCTGAGCAATAAGACTTCCTACAGCCATTGGTTACCGTCCCATCGTCTTCATCTGCCACGCAATTTCACGGGCAATATCAGAAGCACTTGCGTTAGATTGATTCACCGTAATGTTGAAAGTGTTGACCGGCTTGTTCAAACCAGCAGCCTGAGCAGCAGTCAGAACAACCTCACCGGCTTGCAGAATGGCGGGAACCTCAGCCCCACGACGACCCGGAACCACACCACCGGAGTGCAATTTGGGGATTTCGGGGATGTCGGGAAGACCGACGTTGAAGCCACCGAAGTCAAGGTTGGTACCCGGCACATGAACCTTGGGGATCTCGAAGTCAAGGGAGTTCCACGCACGGATCATGATGTTGATGAAGCCGATAACGGCGTTGACGCCGGTCTTTACGGCCGACTGAATACCATCCCAAACCGTGGTGACGATGGTGAGCAAGCCGTTCCAGACGGTTTCAAATCCGGCCTTGACGGCACCCCACGCAAAGTTCCAAATGGCCACGATGACGTTGATAACCGTCTCAATGACCGTCTTGATGACGTTGATGTAAGTGGTGACGTACCAGACGATCCCATCCCATACGGCGGTCACGACGGTCTTGATCGTGTTCCAAACCGCTGACCAAATGGCCAGCACAACGTTGATGACGGTCTCAATAACCGTTCTGATGACGTTGATATAAGTTCTCACATACCAAACAATGGCATCAATAACGACCTTGATGACGTTGAGGATGGCATCCCACGCCTTCTGGATGAACTGCCATACCTTGTCAACCATCTCTCGGAACTTCTCGTTGTTGTCATACAACTTCTTGAAGACAAAAACAAGCAGAGCAATGGCCGCCACAATGGCGATAATCACCAGCACGATTGGGTTAGCGGCAAGGAACGTCAAGGCAGCATTTACAGCCTGAACAATCTTGATGGCCGTCTGCACGACCTTCACCAACTTGCCGATACCAAGAATCATCGGACCAAGGGCAGCAGCCACAAGAAGAATCTTGGCGATAAGCGCACCATGATCCTTGATGAAGTTGGCGATCTTCGGTCCCCACTCCTTGGCCAACTTGGCCAACTTCTTCATCAGGTCAGAGATGACCGGCAAGAGTTGGGTACCAAGGTCTTCCAGAGTGTTCTGAAACGTCTGCCGCAGAGCCTCAAACTGGCCCTTGGAGGTCTTGGAGTACGACTCGGCAGCACCCGCAGTCTTGGCTGCAAGTTCTTCCTGAATCTGAGCAGAAGTCTTATTCGATCCGTCGGCATTCTTCTGTTCAATACCAAACTGGCGCAGAGCCTTGGCACTCCCACTGAGAGCCTGCGTGTACAACTTCTCAGCAGCGGTAAGCGAAATGCCCTTCTGTCGGGCAATGTTCATCGCATCCGTAGTGCGACGCTTGGTTTCGGCATCAGAAAGGCCACGCTGCTTATTGAGAGCAACAACCTGACGAATCTCAGCATCATCAAAGCCCAGTTTTTCCTGCTGCTTCGTGATCCACTGATCGTAAGACTTGATGACCTCCGGGGCTACCCCGGCGTTCTCCATTGCTTTGTTGAACTGGTTGACGGACGCTTCCTCGTCCATCGCAGCCTTACCGATAAGCCCCAACCCGGCCACGATAGGCAGGGTCACGTGGGTAGTCATCTTCTTGCCGACGTTGGAGAAACTGTCGCCAATCTTGCCCAGTTTCTTGGAAGCATCCTCACCGAACTTGTTGAGTTCCTTGGATGCCTGATCCGTGGCGGTCTTCAGCCTGTCGGCGTTACCGACAATATTGATTCTTACTTCACCCGGACGAGTCGCCATGAAAACTCCCTTATTGCCGCATGACTAACCCATCAGCGGTCACTACTTGTAAGCCTCCGCCTCACGCTTCTTGTATTCAATCAAGAAGTCGCAAGCGGCATCAAAATCCCGAAGAGTCATTGCTCGTACATCTGCCAACGTCCATCCGTAGAAATGGCAGACTGCAAGCATGTTGCCTAGTCTTCGGGCGACGTAGGGTCCTGCTCGTCGCTAGAGAGGTTGATGCGAAGATCGCCAGCCTCTTCCCACGTGAAGTCGGGGTTCTCCCGACGCTTCATCACGAAAGCGATGGCACGGAGGGCCTTGCCCTTCTTGCCGGTAGCAGAGAAGAGCGAGTCAATCGGCTGACCGCCGAGGTCTTCAATCTCCTCAATCTCACCAATGGTGAGACTGTTGATATCAAGTTCAAAAATGTTGTCCATGATTCCTCCCAGAAATCGTTATACGTTGTCTCGGTTCAATTGAAACCGATCTAGCACCTTGTCCAGTTCCTCAAGGAACTTCAGGCGAACCGCCTCACGCTTCTTGCCCAAGGCGTTGTAAATAAACGGGCGTCCCTGAATGCCACGGGACGGGTAGCCCCAGTGAATCGCAGCGCCATACGGCACACGAGATCCACCAACAGCCACCGTTGCCCCAGAAGGCTTCGCAGTGACCCTCAGGGACTTCCTAAGGCGACCCGGATGCTTGCTGCGCTTACCGGGTTCACCACTGTTAGAACCGACAGGAACGTGGGGCAGAGCCTCCTCGTAAACGATCTGGGCTGCTTCACGTTGAGCAGCCGCAATCGCACGACGAGCCTCCGCCCCACCAATTTCCCTCAACTCACGGTTCAACTTGCCAAGACCCTCAACTTGAATCTTGTCAATTGCCATGAGGCACCTCCATTACGGAGTGGTGTCAATGCTGGTGTATTCCACCGTGATGGGAGCGTTGCTTCCATCGTGCAGCACCACGAAAGGCAGCGACTGCTGCGTAAGGTCGTCCATCGAAGACTTCGGCGTCTCGCCAGTGAACTGACAAGCGGGAAGCGTGATCTTGAACGTGTAGTTGTAGGGGCTTGCAATCTGAGCGCCCGTGCAGGTCAGGGTGATCGGAACCACCGAACCGGCCGTGAACATCGTGTAGAACGTCGTGTCGGCGTAGTCCAGTTCGATCGTGCCTTCATAGACCGGCAGGCTCTTGCGGATCGGCTGGCTCTTGAGCGACGAGCCCGTCAGGTAACGACGGTCAACGTGCATCCCAAGGTCGGCGGTCAGGTTGAAGGACTTGACGGCCGAAGCGTTGCCGTTGATGGTGGCAACAGCCTGCGTCCAGTCGAACGGCGTGGTGCTCGTTGGGTAAGACGTAGCAGTGGCCGAAGGCGTCGTGATCTCTTGACGGACATCAAGGTTGGCCTTGACCTTCAGCAACTGGCCGACCTCAACACCGATCTCCCAGCCGGTAATGCTGGTACCGACATAGGTGAAGGTACGAAGCGTCCCGCCCGTGTCGGCACGGAGCGCCTGAACGGTGTAGGAGGTCGTGGGACCATCCGACGTTTCGGTGAACGTCTGCTTGTAGGCCGAGGTGCCACCCTGCTGGGCGACCGCCGAAGTGCTGAACATGCCACGAAGCAGAAGGCCGAAGCCCTTGTTCAGAATGTCGGCCTCAAGGGAACCCTCGCCACCCATGTCGATGATGGTGCGACGGTCAGAGCGCACGGCAGCAATACCGGCACGCATCCCCTTAGACTCAAGGTATTCAACCTTCTTGGTGGCAACGTCCACCTGAGCCTCAAAAGAACGAGTCGGGGCAACACTCGTCCCATACGTTGATTCAACGCCGAGCGATACGGCCTGATCCAGAATGGTACTCATTTAGTTCTCCTTAGTGTCGCCGCTATCGGCGCTGATAATTTCGGCGGGCTTGGTGGTACTCCACTCGCTCGCAGGAAGGCTCTCAAAGTCCTCCCGAGATACTTCCATCGCTTCGTTGCGATTGCACTCAAAAAGTGCTCCCGACGGGAAACGACCGATTACCCCATCACATCCGCCGATGTAATAGACGGTGGCGGTTTCGGGCTGCTTGTTCTTAGGTGAGACGGGCATGCGTTTCAACCCCCAATGTGATGGTGCAGACACGACCGTCGGCATCAAAGCCACCAGCCATGTCATACGTGATTACCGTTGACCAGAGAACTCCCGCAACACCAAGCGACGGGTTCTCAGCAATAACTGCTTCGACTTCCGCTGCAAGGGTTGCTGCCCTCAGGTCAACATTTTCCTGCGAGGAACGAATCTGAGTGATTTCTACGATCACATCAGTTGTGTACGTTTCATCCCGCAACGTGGGAGTTGCCTTGATGGCCACAGGTTCCTGCGTGCCACGGGTATCTCCCACGTAGATCGTTTCGGTGCGCTGAACGTCCCCCGGGTGCCCGTAGGACACCTGTACGGCGCTCAGAGCGGAGCGGGCCTGAAGTGCTGCCACAAGGGCGCTCTTGTAG